GTAGTTGGGAACGTAAGTTCTGTAGATACTGTGACCTGAATAATAATATTATAGCATGGGCTTCTGAGGAGATAAGTATTCCATACATGTCTCCTGTAGATAAAAGACCTCACAAATACTTCCCAGACTTTCTAATGAAGGTGAGAGAAAGTAATGGTAGCATCAAAACTTATGTGGTTGAGGTGAAACCAAAGAAGCAAACTAGACCACCAAAGAAAAAAACTAGAGTAACTAAATCATATCTGTATGAACTTACTACCTATGCTATTAACCAAGCTAAATGGAAAGCAGCACAAGAGTATTGTTTAGATAGAAGAATTGAATTCAAATTAATCACAGAAGATGAATTAGGTATCAAATAATGTCAGAAAGAACAGAAGAACTTCAAGAACAGATTGAAGGACTAAATGATGCTGATGATATTATGATGAGCATCATGGAGGTGTTTAGTGATACAGAAATCATTCCTGATGCAGGTAACTACTATACCTTTGTATATAATGCTAAAACTCCTGGTGTATTTGATGAGTTCCCTCTAGTTGCTGTTACCTTTGTAGATAGGTGGGGGTTCCAAGGACTGAACTTTCATTGGGGAACATCAAGGAACTATACATGGAATGAAATAGTAGGAAGACTACATGTGATACAGAATGATGAGATAGAATATATGCGTTCACTTTCTTATGCAAACTTTAAGACTAAATAACTAAAAGTATAAAAACTAATGGGTCAAGGTAATAAAACTAGAAAAAGATATTTAAATAAATCAGGGAAGATAAATTCTCTTGTGGAAGATACTGATACAAAGGAATATTATATAAACGATATTACTGGTGAGTCTATTGGTAAAGTTGTGGGTGGAAACATAGAAGCTATTAATTCTAAGGATGTAAAAGAAATAAAAGAGAATGAAGGTATTATTAAATCTATTTTAAAAGAAGAAGGTATAGTTAAATCTAAAAATATAGCACAAAAATCTGAAGAGACACTTGTAAATGCAGCAGCAGCAGTTAGTGGAATAAGGCAAGGAAATTATCCAAAAGATCCAGAGGGTTTCTTCATAGGAAGGTATCCTATCAATCAGAAAGATTCAAATGATTTTGATCACTTTAAAATCACATGCTATGAACATCAACCTGGATTCTTACCTAGTGGAAGGGGTGGAAGAGGATTTATTATAGATGATATAGATGATAGAAAAAAAGTTAGAAAGGGAGTAGTAAGTCTTCCAATGCAACCCAGTATTTCAGAACAGATGAATGTCAACTGGGGTAATAGTGAACTAAATCCTCTCCAAATTATGGGAGCTAATGTTGCAATGCCTTTAATGGGTTTAGATCTTGATGGTGCTTTAAATGCACTTGGAGATGGAGTAAATCAAGCAACAGGAGATCTTAATGCTGATTTAATTAAATCTTTCTTTGCAGGTAGAGCAGTAGGTGCAGACCTAATAGGAAGAGGAACAGGACAAGCAATAAACAATAATGTAGAAGTATTATTCAATGGACCAGAACTTAGATCATTTAATTATAGATATAGATTTACACCTAGAGAACCTAAAGAAGCAAAAGAAATAAAACAAATAATTAGATTCTTTAAGAAATCAATGGCTCCTAAGAGATCTGCTAGTAGAATCTTTCTCAAGAGTCCTAATGTATTTAAATTGAAGTATACATTTAAGGATGGAGGAAGTCATCCTTTCTTAAATAACATTAAGATGTGTGCTCTTAAAAGTTTTAATGTAGATTATACTCCTGATGGATCATACAGCACATACAGTGATGATGGAGAAGGAGATGGTTCTATGACATCATATCAAGTGTCATTAGGTTTCGCTGAGATGACACCTATATACAATGATGACTACTGGAATGATCCAGAAGGTAGAGAAGGCACAGGTTTCTAAAATGTCCAATCCTTATTTCAGACAAGTCCCAGATCTTGAATATGTTAATAGAACACCAGTATCTAATGACATATCAAATTTTATTGAGGTAAAAAATTTATTCAAGAGGGGTAAATTACGTGATGATATAATTCAAAACCTAACCTTCTTCACTAAGTATGAAGTCATAGGAGATGAAAGACCAGACACTGTAGCTAATAAAGTTTATGATGATCCCACTTTAGATTGGGTGGTTCTTCTTTCCAATAACATTACCAACATACAATCAGAATGGCCCATGCCTCAGGCAGCATTAGATGAAACTTTATTAGAAAAATATGGAACCTATGATAAATTGCACTCAGGCATTCATCACTATGAGACTAAAGAAGTTAAGAACATAAAAGGGAATGTTATATTACCTAGTGGTTTAGAGACTCCTAATACATGGAGAACTAATGGCAACTTTATAGAAGCAATCAATACAAAAATAACTAAGATCTCTGGTACTGAATCAAAGATAGCAACTGTATCTATGAACAATGGTATAAAAAATCTTGCTGTAGGAGATGAGATTCTAATTCAAAATGTATCTTCTGGTGTTTACAATGGAAGATTTGCTGTCACAGAAATACAAACACAAATAGGAGATACTGTCATTGTATTTAAATATGTTTTGCCAGCAATCCCAACAGATAAAGAACCACCAATAGGTGGAACAGAACAAGTTACCTTTACAGTTAAAGGAACTGCTGGTACTGGTAATGCATACTACTATGAGTACTATGATGGCAATGCATACAATACTATTCCAGCAGCACAAATAACTCAAGCAGTCACCAACTATGAGTATGAGATAAAGAAAGAAGATGATAAAAGAAGCATCTATGTATTAAAACCAGATTATATTAATGTCATCTTTAATGATATGGATAGTATCATGCCATATAAAAAAGGTGCCGCTCAGTATGTGAGTGACACCTTAAAGAAAGGAGAAAATATTAAACTGTATCAGTAATCTATTTAAATAGATTAATGTATGCTGCTATGACCAGAAGGGTCAAGCAGATCTGATTATATTTCAACTATCAGCTAACTTTTGAAAGTAACTGAGTGCTTCATCTTCTTCATTAGAAGATCCTGAAGGAGCAGCAGCTACTGCAACTGGTTCTTCAGATTCAGAAGCAACTTCTTCATCTAATCTAGGAGCTTGGACAGGTTTCTGACCCAAGACAGTTTTCAAACGTCTCTCCAAATCTTCATAAGATTTGAACTGATCAGGAGCAGTAATGGCAGAGAGTGAATACTCTTTCTTCCATATTGCTTCCAATGCATCATCATCATCTAACAAAGGTACTACCTTATCAAACTCTGACTTATCATAATTCCAGAACCCATCCTTCTTCACAATCTTCAGCTTGAAGTTTGCACCTTGCCAGAAGTCAAAAGGATTGATTGGAGTTTCATCATCAAACTCTGGTTGCATTGCTTCCAGAACCTTATCAAATATTTTCTTACCATACTTGAATAGGAATACTCTACCCTCATTCTCTGGATGAAGAGGATCTCTTACCACATATACATTTGAGTAGTAAGATAGTTTACGCTTTTGCTTACGTACTGTATCCTTATCAGCATCATTACCACTGTTCCATAGAGTACGGTTGTAGTCAGAAACAGGGTCTTTACCACCTGCTGTGGTTAAAGAATTCTCAATGTACCATCCACCTGGTCCTTGGAATGCATGTGAATAGACTTTTACCCAAGGGAGTTCTTCCCCATCAGGTGCTGGTAAGAAACGAATAACTGCTGACCCTACGCCAGTCTTATCCAGTTCTGCTTTCCAGAATCTATCATCTGCTCCACCTGGAGAAGAGTTCATCTTCTCTACTTCTTTTACTAACTTATCAGTAAGAGAACCCAGTTTGGATTGCTTCTTTAGAGAATCAAAAGACATTTAGATTACCTCGTATTTGTTGAGATTTGGCTTGTGTGTATCCAGTATACTTGAGTCACCTTGCAGTGTCAAGTACTAAATCCTTAAGGATTTTTTTGTAGTGGAATACATCTATATTTAGGAAGGGAGAATACTTTTTCATTCTAGTAGACGTGACCTTCCACACAGGATCACCTAGTTTATTATCAAAGTTATTTTTATATCCTAGTATTCTATCCAGTATTAACATAGTCTCTAAAGATATATTACCTTGGAGATGTTTCTTTAATAGTTGAGGGTGTCTACTACCTTCTATAGCAAACAACTTATCAAAATCATTACCAGTTATATGTGAGTCTACTTCCTGCTTGAAGACATAAGAGAGTGACTGTACTTTCCTACACCACTCCTTATAATTACTGTCTCCATTCTTCATCAGGTCTCCAATCCATAAGGTCTGTGGATCACTGCACGAAACAAAGTTTGCTACAAAAAAATCTTCTACTTCCTTTTCAGTCTTCTTCCTACACATCTTCTCAAACCAGAACCTATCCTTTCTCTTATAGAAAGTC